AATGCAGGTCAAGAATTTACCAGATTGTCTACAGTAACTATCAAAGGTAGTAACTTAGGCGGCACAGATGTCGACAATGATATAGTTGTTACAATTACAACAGTTGATGCTAATGGCGGAGTTACTGATTTTGACTTTGCAGGTATAGGACGTAAAGGTTACTTTGTAGCACTAGCAGATGGTAACTTCTACACAAGTGTAGACGGAACTACAGGTTCAAGTTGGACAGCAATTACACAAACTGGCGATCATCAAAACTTAGCAAGTACATTGCAAAATGACGGTTCGTCAACATTTAAACCACATGCTGCAGTTGCAACGAGAGTAAGTTCAAATACAGTAAGTGTAAGTGTAGACGAAACATTAGGTACTTGGGCTAACAAAACACTTAGTGATCTTACAGCAGGTACAGTGATGAGTGTAGCGCAAGGTTATATTGCTACAGGAACAAACAAGTTTATTGTAATATCTAACTCAGATCAAGATGTTGCATACTCACAGGATGGTGGAACTAACTGGGCAACACATGCAACAGCTTTACCAGGAACTGGTTATGATTGTTTAACATACGGTAAAGGACAGTTTGTAGCACTAGATTCAGGAAGTACAAATGCTGTTACATCACCAGATGGTGAAACATGGACAGCTAGAACACTTCCAAACAGTAAAACATGGATTGATGTAGTTTGGGGTAACGGAATATATGTTGCACTAGCAAGCGATACAGGTGCTAACAATATGGCATATAGTATTGATGGCATTACATGGACAGCAGCAAGCACACCAAATGCAACAGCTACACCAAGTGGACTTGCATACGGACAGGGTGTATTTGTAATTACATACAGTGACGATGAAACAATAATTGGTGAGTCATTTGATGGTGTTACATGGACAGAAGTTACTGGCTTAACAGATATTGGTGAAAAAGTAGCATTTGGTAATCCACATACAATTGGTGCAACAACACCAATAGGTAGATTTATAAGTGTTGATGACACAACTAATACAGCAAAAGCAATATTTAGAGGAGCTCCTGCACTAGGTAGAGCAGGCGTTGCTAACCAGAAAATATTCGAAGTAAGAATGACAGAACCAGGAAGTGGATACGAAAGTACACCTCCTACATTAACAGTTACTGATCCAGGCAACATTGAAGACGTTGTTTTGATTGCTAAAATTGGCAATGGCGCACTAGCTAATCCAACTTTTGTTAATAGAGGTACAGGATTTATTACAGCAAGTGCAGAGATTGATGGTCCATTATCAAATGGTGGTGCAGACTTTACACAAAACGGACAGTTTGTTGCTGTTAGAAGATTGTCAGCTACACCAGTAAATGGTTCAAACGTTGTGTTTGATAGTTTACCAGGACAGTTCTTTAAACTAGTTAATACAGTTTCACTAGTAGGATTAAATGACGGTTCTAAAACAGCATTCTTACAATTATCACCAGATATGAGTATTACAGATGCTCCTGCAGACGGTGATCCAGTAACAATGCGTATTAGATTTAGTCAAGTACGTTTGACAGGACACGATTTCCTAGATATTGGTACTGGCGGCTTTACTACAACAAATTATCCTGGAGTACCAAGTATTGCTCCGGATCAAGCTAAAGAAACCAAAGACGACAACGGTGGAAGAGTGTTCTTCACAGCTACTGACCAAGATGGTAACTTTAGAGTTGGTGACTTGTTCAGTATTGAACAGGCAACGGGTGTTGCAACATTGAACGCTGAAGCGTTTAACATTGCAGGACTACAAGAACTATCACTAGGTGAAGTTACACTAGGTGGTAACTCAGCAAGTATTAGCGAGTTTAGTACAGATCCATTCTTTACAGCTAATAGTGATACAGTTGTACCAACACAGAGAGCGGTGAAAGCATACATCGAAGCCCAAATTGGTGGCGGTGGTGCTACACTAAACGTCAACAGTGTAACAGCTGGTGACATATTCATCAACACTAACCAAATAACAACGGTTAGTGGAGAACAGATAAATATAAAAGCAAATGTAAACTTTACAGGTAGCGTACTTGGTTTACCAATGGCATATAACTACTTTTTAAGATAAACGGAGAAAAAGAAAATGGCAACAGGAATATTAGGAACAGCAGACATATCAGCGGCAACAAATACCACTGTATATACTGTACCTGCAGATACGTTTGCGGTTGTAACTGTAAATGTAACGAATAGAAACACAGCATCCAGAGATGTAAGGGTAGCAATATCAGCTACTGGAACACCAACTAATGCTGAATATTTAGAATTTGATACCGAACTACTAGGAAATGGTAGTCTAGAGCGTGGCGGAATTGTGCTAGATGCAACAAAAAATGTTGTTGTATATTCAAACAGTACTGATGTAAATGCTGTAGTATATGGTATAGAAACAGCAACAGCATAAAGGAGCAACCATGCGCAGGATTAACACAGGAACAGTTGGAAGACCTCTACTAGCACGATTGGTGAGTGTTGACAACAAATTATCTAGTCTAGTTCCGAATGAAAATATTACAATAGAACCAAATGGCTCAGGTGATGTTATTATTCCAGCGAATCCGCAATTACTAGTACAAAATACCACAGCAGCAAGTTCAACATCAACAGGTTCACTTGTAGTAAGTGGAGGAATAGGTGTTGCGGCAAATAGTTATTTCGGCGGCAATATAAACGCTTCAGGGCATTTAACATCACAATATTTAACAGCGGCAGCTTCAACACATATGACAATACCAAGTGGTACAACAGCACAACGCCCCGGCTCTCCGTCCGAAGGCTTTGTACGTTTTAACACTGATTATGGTCATTTAGAATGGTATACTGGTTCAGCTTGGACAGTAGGCGGATTTCAAAACGTTGCTGTTACAGGCGGAAGAACAACATTAAGTTGGCAAACAAACTGGGTACAAGGTAACCACACAGTTACACTACCAAGTTCGCCAGCACAAGGTGATAGAGTTAGATTTTTCTTAGTAAGCGGATCCAACTTTACAGTTGCTAGGAATGGTAAATTAATTAACGGTGACGCATCAAACCTAACAGTTACAACAGAAGATGCAGCGTTTGAAATGGTGTTCCACAATAACACTTACGGATGGCGTATCTTTACAATCTAATAGGAGCAAAGTTGAATGGCAACTTACGATAGTTATAAAAAAGTTACAAATGAACAAATCATTGATGGTACAGTTACCGAAGATAAAATGGCAACTGGTACTAGACATAGATTATGTACAAAGTGGCTAATCGGTAACGCATGTCGTTGCTCAGCAGGTTGTTGTTGTTTATGGACAGTACCAGCATGTACTAGACGTGTACATTTTGAATTATGGGCAGCAGGCGGTAACGGAAATGGTGCATGTTCATGTAATAGATGTCATCATTATCAAGGCGCAGGCGGCGGCTCTTATAACCAAAAATCAATTAGTACCTCACCAGGATGTACATATAGAATGTGTGCAGGTGGAGTATACAGATGTTTGAGTAGAAACTGTTCTGCTTGTAACGGATGTATTTCATATGTTTGCGGATACAATGCTTGTCAACTATGTACAGTGGGCGGACGTTGTGCAAACGCCAACACAGATTGGACAAACTATTGTTTCAGTTGTTGGGGTTGTTGTATTGGACCAGGATGCGGAACAGGCAGAGGGCAAATGCACATTATGAGTCACATAGGACATTTTAGTGGTATTTTTAACTGTCACTGTCACCATCAATATGTTAGACCAACAGCAGCACCTATGCTAGGCGGACAAGTTTCGATGTCACAATCAGTATGTTGGATACGTTGTGGTTGTTGGATTGCACCTCCAGGACATGGTGGACAAGGTGCTATGTCATCATACTGTGGACGTTGCTGTGGCCAAGGTGGTACAGGCGGACCAGGAGTAGTAAAATTAACATTTACGTAAGGAATTATTAATGGCAAGTTATGCAAGTTATAAAAAGGTACACGGCGACCAAATGGTTAATGGAACATTAACTGATAATGATATTAATACAAATACATTATATAATTACGGTGTAAAGTGGATATCAGGTGTACCATGCAGATGCAGTAGCGGTTGCTGTTGCAACTGGACTGTACCTACTGGCGTATGCAGATTAACTATAGATTTATGGGGAGCAGGTGGCAACGGATCAGGTGCTTGTTCATGTAATAGATGTCATCACTTTAAAGCAGCAATGGGCGGAAGCCATAATACTAAATCATTAGGAACAAGACCAGGTTGTACATATAGATTATGTGCAGCAGGTGTTTATAGATGTCTAAGTCGTAACTGTACAAGTTGTAACGGATGTACAACTTACGCAAATGGATATAATTTATCAGGATTTTGTGCTTGTGGAGGATACAGAGCAGAAGCAAATACTTCATGGTCAACAGCATGTTTCTATACAAATGTATATTGTAGATGTCCAACACACAACAATGGCGAAATGTATGTTGTTCCAAACAACCCAGGATGGTCAACAGCATCAGGATATTGTCATTGTCACCCACAAGAAATACACCAAGGTGTTGCACCAATAATTGGCGGAACAAGTTCACAAGGCATTAGACAATGTTGGATACGTTGCGGCAACTTTAGTGTACCATACGGAACAGGCGGACAAAGTGCAATGAATACTTATTGCGGACGTTGCTGTGGACAAGGCGGCACCGGCGGCGGTGGCTTAATTAGAGTAACATATATTTAGGAACAAACATGGCAAGTTATAGAAGTTATAAAAAAGTTACAGGGGCACAAGTAGTTGACGGAGCAGTTGATGCAAACAACTTTGCAGCAGGAGTGAGAGACAACTGGTGTGTGAAATGGACATGGGGAAATCCGTGTAGATGTTCAGCTGGTTGTTGTTGTTTATGGACAGTACCTAGTCAAGTACGTAACTTAAACTTTGAACTATGGGGTGCTGGCGGCAACGGCGCAGGAGCATGTTCTTGTAACAGATGTCAACACTTTGGACCTCCAGGCGGAGGAGCATACACAAGTAAATCTATAACTACAACATCTGGTTGCACATATAGAATGTGTGCTGCGGGTGTTTATAGATGCCTAAGTAGAGAATGTAACGGCTGTAATGGTTGTTCATCTTTTGTATGTGGATCAGGAATTTGTGTATGTGCATGTGGTGGACAAAGAGGTTGTGCAAACAGTTCTTGGACAGATAACTGTCACTCTAGTATGCCATATTGTGTCAGACCAGGATGTAACGGTACAAGTGCAAGTGGAGACTATGTAGGTTATACACACGGTGGTAACTTCCAGGGTGCTTCAGCTTATATGTATCCAGGCAGTGCTTGTCACTGTTGGAAACACATAGGACACTCATCAGGTGCTGTAGCAATGAATACAGGACACGCAGAACAGAATTCAAACTATTGCTGGATTAGATGCGGATGCTGGATTGCACCATATGGCCAAGGCGGCCAGAGTGCAACATCAAACTATTGTGGTAGATGCTGTGGTCAAGGCGGTACAGGCGGGCCAGGACTAGTAAAATTAACATACTATTAATAATAAATAAATAGTAATACAGGAGAAAAAAATATTATGCCTATGATACAATTTAACTACACGTACAACGTTCCAAACGAACTGTGTGTAGACCATACTTTTACAGATGGAAATACAAGAACGGCTCAGTACGATGGACCTGATAAAATTTTCTTCATTGTTAACAACGAAACAGGTAGAGAAGAATTAGGACCAATAACTGAGATAGAAAAAAATGACGGACGTCCAATTCCAGATAATTGCAGATATGTTGAAGTAGATGCAACAGAATATCCAGAGTTATGCCAATTACGCGGGCCAGTAATTGACGAAATGGAAGAAGATCATACCAGTGACGCAACGCCAACAGGAGCAACTAAGGTTGCAGGATATGCACCTTTCACATATCAAACACCAGTATTGCCATATCAATTTTTAGATTCAGAGAAGGTTACTTTTGACGCAGATGGAGTCCCAACTATACCAGTTAAAGAACCAAGAGACACTGTAATGGGAATTGACATTGAAAGAGATATAACTTGGGACGATGTAAGAGCAAAACGTAATCAGTTTTTGAAAAACAGTGATAGTGAAATAACTGACGACATGCCAGCTGATCTAAGAACTCAATGGTTAGACTATCGTCAAAGATTACGTGACTGGCCAACTGTAATGCAAAACGCTGGTGTATCACCATTATTTGCATATTACATGGAACCAATTCAAGTTGGAGCAGATCCAGAAACAGGAATGGTTGATCCAGATACAGATACAGTCGTAATGTAATAAACAAATTCTAAAGCGAGCGTAACTTAATTGTTGCGTTCGCTTTTCCGCCTCATTTAAAAAAACCTCAATAAATATCTTGTATAATCACTAATATGGTGTTATAATAAACACTATAAGGAGTTTAACTTGACAAGATCTACAGCATTTTTTATTAACGGTGGCGCAGGACGTGTGATATGTTCTTTGCCTGCTTTCGAATTATACGAAAAAGAAAATCCAGATGATGACTTTATTATTGTATGCGAAGGTGGTATGGACTTTTACAAAGGTCATCCTACACTACATAATAGAGCATATGACCATTGGCACAAAGGACTGTTTGAAGAACATATAAAAGACAGAGATTGTGTAACCCCTGAACCATACAGAGTTTGGGAATACTATAATCAAAAATGTGATCTTACACAAGCATTTGATATAGCAATCAATAATAAAGGATTACGTAAAGTAGGCGATCCAAAAATATTTACAAACAAGCAAGAAATTGTACAGGCTGCAACTATTGTTGAAGAAATAAAACAAGGAACAGGAAAAGACAAAGTCTTAGTTGTTCAGCCATTTGGTAGAACTACAGAAACACACGGCGACTTTATTGTTGACCCTACAAGTAGAAGTTTTCAACTTAATAATATTGTAGACATTATTAATATTCTAAAAAAAGAATATGCTGTTATTATAATGAGTGAGATACCTGTACCGTTAGAAGAAAAAGAAAATAAAGAATATCCAGTTGCACAGCCACAAATACCTGACTTGCGTATATGGGCAGGTGTTATTGATGTAGCAGATCATTTCCTAGGTTGCGATAGTTTAGGTCAGCATATGGTAAAAGCATTAGGTGGCACAGCAACTATTATAACAGGATCAACGTATCCAATAAACATATCATATCCTGATGATCCTAAGTTTGATATTATAGATGTAGGTGACGGGAAACGTGTATATGCGCCAATACGTTTAACTATGGAAGAAGAACAAGATAGGCATAACGATGAAGTTATGGAACTAACAACAAAACAAATAGATGAAATTTGTAATAGTGTAAGAAAACATTTAGGCAAAGGTGCAACAACAAAAGTACCTGAAACTAAAAAACAAATGCAAAAATTAGTGCCTGGTAATACTAATTTAATTGGAGATAAAAAATAATGAGTCAATGGATTGCTGCAATTACAAGAGGACACAACGGAGGCGTATGTTTACTTAAAGACGGCAAAATTGTATTTGCTATTGAAGAAGAAAGACTAAGTAGACAAAAATACGATGGCGGTCCATATGCGTCTATGGTTAAAATTTTAGACTATACTGACAAGATTGATTTCCTAGTTATTGCACATACACAACCAGTTTCAGAAACAGCAGGCAAAGTAGACTTTACAGGTGACGATGTTTATACAGGACTTGCACGTAAACTAGGATTAATTGATAATAGTCCAAGCATAGATGTACTAAATCATCCGCAAGTAGTTGATTTGAGTCATATACATCATAAGTTACATGCAGCTTGTGCATTTTATAGAAGTGGTTTCGAAACAGCAACAGCAGTAATTGTTGATGGCGCCGGTACATTTATTCCCGCACAAATGGACGGCTGGGATAATATGTTATATGAATTAGAAAGTATTTTTACATGCGAGTATCCATATAAAATAAAAACTATTTGGAAACACTTAGGCGGTAATGGTCCGTTTAGAGCTGCACACGTACCAGAAATGACAAGCGAAAAGTTTGATGAAGAAGGCACACACGATGTTATTATTGATGACGGAGCAGGTATTGTAAAAGCATACGAAGCTGTAACACAGTACTGTGGATTTACAGCAATTGAAGCAGGTAAAACTATGGGGCTTTCGCCTTATGGTAAACCTAACGGAAATATCCCTCCTATATATCATGATGCAGGAGGAGATTGGACTGTAGCAAACGCTAATTTAATTAGGCCAACTTATCCAAATGGTGCTTTAGTAAATGAAAACTTTTTTAAAGAATTACATACACCACATAACACTCCGCAAAAAGAGTTAGTTGATTTAGACAACAGAAGAGATTTAGCATATGCACTACAGACTGAAAGCCAACAACAAGTTTTAAAATTAATTTTAAATGCAGTAGAACGTACAGGTAATAAAAATGTTGTAGTAAGTGGCGGCTATGGGTTAAACTGTGTTGCTAATTATTACTATTTAGACACCTTAAAAGATATGGATATTAACTTATATGTTGAGCCAATATCAAGTGATGCTGGTACAGCAATTGGTGCAGCACTTATTGCATACCACCAAACATCGCAAAACAAACAAGTATTACCTTTTGGTGAAAGTTTATACTTAGGTTTAAATTATACTTATAACGATAAAGAAATAGGACATACAGCAGACAAATATAATGCTACATTAGAAAAAGTAGAAATGGCAGATGTAGTTAAGTTAATGATAGATAAAAATATTGTTGCTATGTTCCAAGGACGTTCAGAAGCAGGTCCTAGAGCTTTAGGAAATAGAAGTCTTATGTACGATCCAACAGATCCTAATGGTAAGGATCATGTGAATAAAGTTAAACGTAGAGAGTACTTCCGACCATTTGCTGGTACTATATTAGCAGAACATGCTGAAGAATGGTTTGACATGCGTGGAATGAAAGAATCACCACACATGATGTATGCAATGAATTGTCAACCTGGTGTAGAAGAAAAGATACCTAGTATTATACACGTTGACGGCACATGCCGTATACAAACATTAACAAGAGAACAGAATCCATTATACTATGACTACATTAATGAATTCTATAAACAGACAGGTGTTCCTATTATATTCAACACATCATTTAACTTAGGTGGAGAACCTTTAGTTGAAACATTAGATGATGCTTTTAGAACTCTTGCTAATAGTGACATTGAATATCTGTACATAGCAGAACACGGAATTTTAGCAAAGGTAGAAAATGTTAGTTAATGGAAAAGAAGCAAAAGACTTATCTGGAATAGATTTAGCAGAGGATCAAATGATTGTTATTGATGATTTGTTCCCACAATATATTATTGAACATACACATGATTTAGTGTTCAATGGTTACAATTGGTTTTATGGACACACAAGTAACTATCCAGAAGACCCAAAAACAGACGTAGGCGCTATACCTGATTGGCCAGAAGTTCCTGCATTCAAACAACAAATTTATCCTCCACAAAGTCCTACAGCAAGTGATTCTGTATGGAGCATGATCTATAATGCTGTAGCACAAATGATTCCTTTTGAATTAGAAGTAGGAGAAATACTAGTAAACGGACAACAGTGGATACATAACACTACACCACATTCAGACTGTACTTGTGATAACGGTATCAGTTGGATATACTATGTAAACAGAGAATGGAAAGAAGAATGGGGCGGAGAAACTGTAATTCAATTAGACGGCGAATGGAAAAAAGTTTATCCTAAGCCAGGACGTATTTTCTTATTCAAAGGTAAAATTCCACATCATGGATTACCACCAAACGATTCATACAAAGGATTACGTGCAACACTTGTATACAAAACAATGAGAGCTCAACCATTACCAGCGGCCCAACCCTGGAGAACATAATGCGACACGAAATCTTTAGTGTTCCTGTATTCATAGACACTGTTGATTTAGAAAAAATTAACATAAGTGATGAAGAAACTGAGCCTACGTGGCTAAGTGAAACACCAAGCACATTTACAAAAGAACACAAAATTGCACCAGAAACATTTGAATACTTAGTTAGTATCATTTCATCTAACTTGCAAAATCTTGTTGGTCCTAATCCAAGATTTGGTCCTATTTGGCGTAACAAGTACAAAGAAAATGATTGGCAGGATATACATATTCATCCTAACAGTGCTTGGAGTTTTATAATATACGAAACTGTAGAAGAATCAAAAACTGTGTTTATGAATCCTATGTTCAAGGATATTCAAAATCATTTGGGCACAAATGTTGAAGGATTTCCTTTAGATTTTAGACCAGAATTAAAGACAGGAGATATGATAATATTTCCAAGTTTCTTAGAGCATTTTGTTAGGCCAGGCTCTATAGGCTCAACTATAAGCGGCAACATATATATGGACTACGAATGAAAGTTTTAGTAATTGGTGATATAATTTTAGACAAATATATTTACGGAACTAGCACACGTATTAGTCCAGAAGCGCCTGTGCCTGTAGTAACACATCTACAAGAAAAAACTACAATGGGTGGAGCAGCACTAGTTTATGATAATTTAAAAAGTCTCGGTGTAGATGTAGAGATGTATGACACACTAGAAGATCATAGTGTCAAAACTAGGATTATTTGTGACGGACATTACATTACACGTATTGATGAAGATAAAGATGCAGACTCAAATGCTGTGCTACAAAGAATAAAACAAGCGGACTTTTCAGCTTATGATATTGTTATTCTAAGTGATTATGATAAAGGCACATTGGACAACGCAAAAAAAATTATAAAACATATTAACAAATTTAATTGTAAAGTTATAGTTGATCCAAAACGCTTTGCACACGATTATCAAGGTGCTTGGTTAGTAAAACCTAACAATAGTGAATATTATAAATTTGAATTTGACGACTGGAAGGGTAACATTATTACAACTGATGCAGGACATAGTGTAAGTGCCAAAATAGATGATAAAGAATATACTGTGCCTGTAGAAACAGTTGAAGTGTCTGATGTTACTGGAGCAGGCGATTGTTTTATGGCTGGATTTGTATACGGATTAACAAAAGGATATCCATATAAGAAATGCTTGGAAGTTGCTGTAAAAGGCTCTACCGAAAGCGTAAAGCATGCAGGTACTTATATACTTAAAAGAGAAGATGTAGAACATACTGTAGTGTTTACTAATGGAGTGTTTGATATACTACATATTGGCCATTTAAAGCTTCTAAGACACGCTAAAACGCTTGGAAATAGGCTTATAGTGGGTATTAACAGCGATGCAAGTGTAAAACGCTTAAAAGGCAATTTAAGACCCATTAACGGAGAAGACACCCGCAAGGAAAGCCTCTTAGAGCTTGGTTTTGTTGACGATGTAATTGTGTTTGAAGAAGATACACCATTAGAAGCAATTACCAAATTAGAGCCAGATATTATAGTAAAAGGTGGAGACTACACAGTAGATACTGTAGTAGGTAATGAACTAGCAGAAGTAGTAATTTTCCCTACAGTAGAAGGACATAGCACTACAAGGATTATAGATGAAGATACTAATAACAGGTCATAAAGGTTTTATAGGACAAAATATGATGTCCTATTTAGAAACAAAGCACGAAGTTGCAGGTTATGATTTTGACCCTCAACAGTTACCATTAGTTAAAGATTACGATTGGGTTATTCATCTAGGAGCAATTAGTAGTACTACTGAAACAGATGTTGATAAAGTTATATTACATAATTATGAATTTACTAAATGGCTCTATAATCAATGTAATGCTTACAAAGTAAACATGCAGTATGCATCAAGTGCAAGTGTTTACGGCGATACAAGACACTTTACAGAGTCTGGACCTAGTGATCCTAAAAGTCCTTATGCTTGGAGCAAGTATTTGTTTGACAGATGGGTAGGCGGAATGAATCCGCAAATTATTGTACAAGGTTTTAGGTATTTTAATGTGTACGGTCCTAAAGAAGAACACAAAGGTAATCAATCAAGTCCTATACACAAGTTTACAGAACAAGCAAAAACAGGTAAAATAATGTTATTTGAAAACAGCGAAAACTACAAAAGAGATTTTGTATGTGTAAGTGACATATGTGAAGTACATGAAAAAATGCTTGACATAAACGAGAAAGGAGTATACAATATAGGTACAGGAAATGCTATTAGTTTTAAACAAGTGGCTGATTTGATTGCAAAAAAATATAGTGCTGATATTGAATATATACCCATGCCAGATAATTTAAAAGGACAGTATCAAGAATATACCTGTGCTAACTTAGATAGTTTAAGTAAATTAGTAAAACATAAATTTAAAAGTGTTGAGGAGTATGTAAATGAATGTTAATTTAGTTGTTACAGATGATTTTTTACAAAATCCAGATCATGTAAGAGAACAAGTATTACAACTTCCTTTTGAAAGAGACGGTGGATTTCCAGGCATGCGTACTGATGGAGCCGATGAAGAATACCAAAGATATATTCAGCAGAAAATAGAAGCTATTTTAGGTGTAAACATCACAGCATGGAAAATGGATAGTTTTTGTTTTCAATTATGTACGGAAGATGTTGCTACTTGGGTACACAGAGACGAAGGTGTAGATTGGGCAGGAGTATTATACCTTACTCCAGACGCACCTAAAGAAGCGGGCACAGGAATTTTTACTGAACCTAAGCCGGGTGAATTTGAATTACAAGATGCTATAGCAAACAAATACAACAGACTAATTTTGTATAGAGCAGATTCTTTACACAGTAGTTTGTTATCTGGATTTGGCGATAGCAAAGAAACAGGAAGATTAACACAGGTATTTTTCTTTGATACAAAAGGAGATCCAGGAGGTGGCTGGGTATGATAGTAAATGGTAAAACACAAGGCCTATGGCCAACTTGGGTATATGAAGCAAAGGTAGAAAAACAGGAAGAAATTTTAAAGGAGTTTGCTCCCTATTTAAATGATGACAGTTTTTTTGAAGATACTTGGATATACGGAAGTTGTCGTAGTAGTATTAGAAGCAAAAAGAATGATGCTTTGCCTTGGCAAGTTTTTTTTGAAAATATTCGTCCATACACACAACAGTATTTTGACGACATGCAACCAATGATGCCTTACAGTATTACTTGTGAGGAGTTTTGGGTAAACACTTATAAAGAACATGACTACCAAGAGATACATGACCATGCATTTCCAGGACGTACAATTAGTGCCGTGTATATTTTAGAATTACCAGAAGGTGAAGATATAGGCGGACAATTAGTATTAGATTGTCCAAATTATAATATTATACAATCTTCAGGAATGGAGCAAATCTTTAATCAATGGCAGTATCAAAGATTTATTCCTGAATTAGAACCAGGTAAATTAATTCTGTTTCCTAGTTGGATTCCGCATTATGTTTTACCTAACAAGACAAACAAAAGGCGTGCTACTATAGCGGCTAATTTTAAAATAGAGGCGGCAACACATGACGAAACTGAACGGCTTAGTTGAAAAAGGTTGGGGTAGTGAAACAATATTTGCTACTAATGATCTATATTGCGGTAAACTACTAAACTTCAATGAAGGTGCTAAATTTAGCATGCATATGCATAAAGAAAAAGATGAAACTTGGCATGTACTAAGTGGTAGCTTTATATTGAAAACAATAGATACAACTACAGCAGATGTAAATGTAGAAACATTAAACAAAGGAGATACAAAGCATATACCTCCTATGTTACCGCATCAACTTATGTGTGTAAAAGCAGGATCGATTATTGAAGTAAGCACACCTGATAGTGTTGAAGATAATTATAGAGTCGAAAAAGGTGATAGTCAAAATGTCTAGAACATTGTTTGTTGGTTGTAGTCATACTATGGGTTATCGGGGAGTTATTCCTGGTAAAAATAATGAAGAATGTTCGCAACCAAATACATGGGGACCTAACAACTATGCAGAATTTTACAGTAAAAATAATAACAAAAAATGTGTTGTAATGGCAAGTGCAGGCACAGGTAATAGAGTATATCCTAGATTTTTAGCACACGCATTTCAAACATATGATGATATAGACGAAGTGTTTATTCAAAGCACGTATTGGGGTAGATTTCCTATTGTTATTAATCCTGATTTAGATCCTACAGAAATATTTCCTGTAGATTTTTTCTTACAAAAAGATTCAAGTGACGAACTTGCTGATAGGTGGAGTATAGCACTAAGCGTAGATAACAAATATCTTGAACATTATCTTAAACCTCAACCACAGGATTGGGAAATAATGCCGTACAATAGAGATACATTGCCTTGGGTATCAGAACCTGATACAAGACGTAGTTCTCATATGTATTTCCAGATGTGGCATTACCAAAATACGCATTTGGAACAAGAAGATTATTTTAAAGACATTGCCGTGTGTGATATGATATGTAATAACAATAATGTACCTATGTACGTCTGGAATATTAATAATAGATGTTTTATACCACAAGAAACAGCCAACTACTTTACAAAATTAAACAAAACAAAGTTTGCAAGTCAAAATGCCGAAACATTTTTTAATAAAAAGTTTGAAACATTAGACGGTGAACATTATACTGAAGAAGTGCATAAACAGATTGCAGAACAGTATATACCAATGTTAAAGGAAGCACAATGAAAGATGACCACAACGGAATAGAAGTATACCCAAACATATACGAAAAAGAATATTGCGATGAAATTATAAAACATTTTAATATTATGGCACGTAACAAAGTTACATATAACCAAAATAATTTAGAAGTGAATCAAGATAATAGAATTGTATTTGACTGGGCACATACACAAAACCAATATCATTATGATTATAATTTATGTGATTATTTCTATAAAAAATTACACGATACATATACTGAGCAATATATGGAAAAATATCAAATGCTAAAGCAAAGTGAACAACACAGTCCTAAAGGTATGAGTATACAAAAGACTTTGCCTCATCAAGGATATCACGCCTGGCATGCAGAAGCTGCTGATATTGGATCTTGTTCAAGAGTTATGAACTACATGTTATACCTTAACGATGTTGAAGAAGGCGGCGAAACAGAATTTTTATACCAAGGTGTTAAACTTAAACCTACAGCTGGTTCCCTTGTGATTTTCCCAACAAGTTATATGTATCCACACAGAGGAAACCCTATATACACAGGTGAGAAATATATAATTACAGGTTGGTATACCTATGATAGATAAACATAAAGTTGTTACAGCAGCCCCAACACTTCCTACACAATGCGTAATTGGTTTAGATAGAGACGGAGTAATTAATAGAGATTTGGGTACATATGTAAAGTCTGCAGATCAATTTGAGCCTATTGAAGGAAGTTTAGAAGCAATAGCAAAATTACGTAGACTAGGACATAGAATTGTAATACTTACAAACCAAGGTGGTATTGCAAAAGGCGTACTTACAAATGAACAGGTAGAATCTGTACACGCACACATGCTTAACTTATTTGGCGAAGCAGGCTGTCCTAGTATTGAAGGAATATATTACAGTGAAAGTAGTCAAAAAAATGATATGTATGCGAAACCTAACGCTGGTATGTTTAAACGCTGTGCAAAAGAAATCAAAGGCGTAAAATGGTCACAAGGATTTTTTGTTGGTGATAAAATGAGTGATTTAAAAGCAGCAATGAAGGTAGGAGCAAGGCCTGTGCTTGTTAGAACCGGATACGGACTAGAAACTGAAAAACAGCTAAATAAGTATACATATAGAGAAATTAAAAAGAAGACATATGTATTTGACAGTTTAGCTGAATTTGCAGATCAGCTATAATAAATATATAACTTTATAGGAGAAAAATATGCCATATGCAGTTAAAAAACCACATCCAACGAAAGCGGATGTAATGCTTTATCATACTTGGGATCCAGATGGAGACGGATACGAAGAAATCCGTAAATTCCCAGACGAAGCGAAAGCAAACGAATTTGCAGCTCTGCATGCAGGTGCAGTAGTTGAAACAATTGGATACGAAATTGATCAAACAGACGAGATAATCGCTGATAGATATGCTAAATCAGTTGACCCTGCTAGACCAGAAGGTAGTGTTACTCTTTCATCAAATTCAGAAGCAGAACACAAATTCGAACCAGGGCCGCTAACAGCATTTACAGCACACGGTATCTTAGGTTAAGGAATAACCTATGGCATTACCAGTAGCACCCGTATTCGATAGAGTAAGATTAGTTCCGCGACCTAACGATTTTTTAAATAGAAACGTAGGGTCCAGCGGAGAAATATTCTACGAAAAAGAAACCAAAACTCTAAGAGTCTATAACGGATTAGAAAGAGGCGGCTTTGAAATAGTAAGCCAAGATAGGTTGCGGGTCAATGCCGCAAATGCAGAAGTAGCAACAGTAAAATATAATGTTACTGTAGGAACAGCAGGTGCCGGAAACAAATATATCTTTAATGGTGATGGAGTTCTACAACCAGAACTACAATTTGTTGTAGGATATACATATCTATTTGATCAATCAGATCAAACAAATTTATATTTTCCAAATCCAGAAGGCGGTGCTATTAATCAACACCCACTTAATTTTAGTTCTGATAATTTAAACGGAACATTAGGCGGGGGTACAAGTTACGATGACGGAGTTGTTTACTTACTTGAAGGACTAGAAGTTACACAAGCACAATACTGGAACAACTTTTCGCGTTCTGTAAAACGTGAAGTACAGATTACAATAACATCTTCTACGCCTACTACATTATATTATTGGTGTCAAAAGCATCTTAACATGGGTGCATCAATTACTATAGGAGCGCCAGGCGCAGGTAGTGGAGCAAGTTTAGAAGTCAGCGATACAGCACCAGAAAATCCTAGTGCAGGAAGTATTTGGTATGATAGCACAACAGGATATTTGTATGTCTATATTGAAGATGCAGACAGCAATCAATGGGTACAACCAGTAGCTGGAAATATTTTCAGTGGCGATTACAACGATTTAAGTAATAAGCCAACTATATTTGACGGTAACTATTCAAGTTTAGTTGGAGCACCTACCATACCTTCAAGTTTAACTGATTTAGGAATATCAGACGGTACAGCAGATCAGATTTTGACTACAGACGGAGCTGGTAACTTTACCTTCCAAGATGCAACTGGCGGTGGTAGTTCTTATGATCAAAGTTTAAACACAACTGATTCAGTAACTTTTGCAAGTATTAGTTCACCAACATTTTTAAATAGTGGAACTGGTGTTACTAATCTAACAAGTGCAAGTACCCTAACATTACAAGCTGTAGATGTTGTAAGAGTAACAGGCTCTCCTTTTAGATTACCAAGTTTTACTACAGTAGAAAAAAGTGCCTTGAGTGCTGTTAATGGTGATATGGTATATGATAGTGATTTAAATAAAGCACAAGTTTATGAAGGCGGTGCTTGGGCGAGCTTAGTATAATGAGTGAAAAAGAATACGTTGTAATTGTAAAAGCCGATGTTGATCTTGAAGCCTTTGATGCAGAAGTAGCAGCTGACACAGGTTCAGGTCAAATACCAAACCGTGCAGTAACAGTAGCAAATCCAAGAATTGGATCAAAGCGTATGACTCATTGGATGCTTACAGATGAAGAAGCAGAAACTCTTGCACAAGACGACAGAGTTGTTGCTGTAGAGGTCCCACCAGATCAAAGAACTGATATGGACATTGGATTGCATGCTAGACAAACAGCAGTATTTGAAAGACAATCTGGTAATAATTCAACTTGGGTAAACTGGGGTTTACGTAGATGTGATGAAGCAACAAATACGTTTGCTGATGCAACTACATTATCTGGTGACCATCTTTATGCTTTAGACGGAACAGGTGTAGACTTTATTGTACAAGATAGTGGTATACAAGCAGACCATCCTGAGTTTTACATGCCCAATACAACTGAATATGCTAGTGGTGCATTAGTAAATGATGCAACCAATGGAGACGTTTTTGATAGAAGCTTAAATGTAAGAGGTATAAAACTTGTAGCGGCAGGAGCAGTTGGCGGACAAACAACTGTACCAGACGAATGGGTTAAAAAAACAGCACAAGCTATAAAGTTATTAATTGATCCTAACGGAGATAGCATTAATATTACACAACAGAAAAATTTAATTTCAACACTTAAAGGTGACACTGGCACAACACATGCTGGCTTGCCAACAGCACAAAGAATCGGATATGGCGGCGGCGCCAGTTACGATCCTAATTGGTTAACAGATGTTGGAGCTGCACAGTACTCAGGATATACAGACTTTTTAAATACTCATGTTGTTAATGATATGGTGTGGTATAAAAATACAAGCGGTCCTGATCCAAGTACAAGCGATGGAGATATTGAAGAGATTATGGAACACTTGTTTCATACAATACATAATTTTGGCATTCCGGGAGCTGTAGAAGGAAGTGCAACACAAGTTCCTATGGAAACTTTAATTTCAATATTAGATAATAATCCTAGTTTTTCTTGGACAACTACAGAATTACATCTTGCTATGAAAGAAGCAATTGACGCAGGGTTATATGATCCAAGTGGTTATGCTACTGATTGGGCAACAGATTCTGATGCAGCTGTAGTAGCATATAAAGAATATACTTACTTAGTAAATTGGTCAATGTGGGATATGAGTGAGTTTTGGGACGGAGAAAGTCTTAGTCCTGAGTGGGATGATACTTTAAAAACACCTTCAGGTATGTTAGCAAATAATCCACTAGGTTATGCCATGTTTAACAAATACTTTGCACCAGTACTTAGTAAACCAGATTTTAATATACTAAAACGTATATTTCAAGATAATGATGCTGGAGTATCTGGCTATGTAGCACAACCGTCTGCATCACGAGTGCAAGAAATTGATTGGTTTGCTGACAGTGGTATTGTAGGTGAAACACAAGACGAAAATTTTTATACAGACTATGACGGCCACGGCACTCATTGTGCAGGTATTGCCGTAGGCAAAACGTTTGGCTGGGCAAAGAATGCAAGAATATATGCTCAAAAATTAGGTGGTTTAGAAGGCACAGATGACCCTAATAGTGGGATTAGTATTACTAATGCATTTGACACAATTAGACTTTGGCATAATAATAAATCAAACAATAGGCCTACTGTTGTTAACATGAGTTGGGGATATGGATTCTCAACGTCATCTGATCCAACAAGTGGAACATATAGAGGCACAGGTTGGACGTATGGAGTTGATTATGCCGATAGAGATACTTTAGAAGCAGGTACCGGCGTAGGTATTAAAAGGTTGAACAGCGGAACAGTAACTAGATTGTCAACTAGAAATGCTACTGTAGATGCTGAAATAGAAGATATGATTTCAGCAGGAATACACGTAGTAATTGCAGCCGGTAATAACTATAATAAAGTAGAAGCGTTTGGCGGCACTGATTATAACAATGATGCATTATTTGGAGCAACTACAATAAACTATCATAGAGGAAGTTCACCATATAGCACAAATGCATACATGGTAGCTAGTTTAGATAGCACAACACAAGATGACAGTGGTACTGAAAAAGATAGAACAAGTATTTTTTCAAGCAGAGGTCCAGGATGTAATATATGGGCACCAGGAAGTAATATTATGAGTGCTTGTAGCACACCATATAACGCAAGTAAATTTGCACCAATAACATATTTTGACGATGCGAATTTTTATCAAATGAGTATAAGTGGAACATCTATGGCAGCCCCGCAAGTTGCAGGACTTTTATGTTTACACTTAGAATCAAGCCCGGAACTAACACCGGCACAATTACAATCAAAAATTATAGCAGATGCAAAAGATGTTGTATATAATACAGGTGCAGATAACGACTATGATCAGGTAAGTACAAGTACGTTCGGGCAAGATGCAAAAATTTTATATAGTAGATATGCAAATGCAAATGCATTATCTATAACAACGGAATAAAGGTAGTAACATGGCAATAAATTATCCAAATGATCCAAACTTAAATGATACTCATGTAGTAGGTGATGTTACATGGACTTGGAATGGCACAGCTTGGGAAATTGGAACAAGTGGCGGCGGCGCAGGCTCTTCAGCTTATACTGACGCAAGTGTTAACGCACACCTAAATACAAATACAGCTAGTACAGATCAATTATTAAGTTGGGACGGATCGGATTATGCATGGACAGATCCTGGAGCAGGTGGTAGTGGTGACGCTAACCAAAATGCATTTTCAACAATAGTCACAGACACTGGTGCAAATGTCGTTGCTGATACAACAACAGACTCATTCACGCTTGCAGGCGGAACTAATATAGAGTCAGTTGGAAACGCCGATGATGACAGTGTAACAATGAACTTACAAAGTTTTAGTATAGATTTCTTAAGTGATGTAGATACAACAACCTCTGCACCCACAACTGGTAATGTTCTTAAATGGGACGGAGCAAAATGGGCACCAGGTTCAGATGCTACAACAGGCGGTGGCGGCACTGATGCAGATACGCTAGACGGATTTGATAGTGCATATTTTTTAGATTATACTAACTTTACAAATACTCCTAGTGTTCTTACACTAACAGGGTTAAGTGTAGGACCAGCAAATACAGCTTCAGGTAGTGGTGCTATTACATATGATAATACAACAGGTGTATTTAAATATACTCCACCAGATCTAAGTACATATCTTACAAGTGTTGCTTTTGCAGATTTGACAGGCAAACCTACAACAATAGCAGGATATGGCATTATTGATGCACTTGAATTAGGAACTACATCAACTACAGCGTTAGCAGGAGATACTACAATACCTGCAGATGTAAGTGATTTGACAGATACTACAAATTTATTAAGTGGTGCAAGTTATACTGATGCTAGTGTCGATACTCATCTTAATACAGGTTCAGCAGGTAATAACGAAGTGCTTAGTTGGACTGGTACAGATTACGCTTGGGTAAGCAATGCTGGCGGTGGAGGCGGAGACGCTAACCAAAATGCATTTAGTACTATTGCTATTGGCGGCGAAGATAGTGTAGTTGCAGATAGTCCTACAGATACTTTTAATTTAATTGCTGGAACAGGAATAAGTCTTTCAACAAACGCATCTACAGATAGTATTACTATTACAGCGGCATCATCACTTGCATTTGGTGATTTAACAGATGCACCTTCAGGACTAACACCTGCTAATTTTTATGAATCAGCAATAACAACATTTAGAGTTACAAATACTGGTTCTTCATCTTATGAATTTGACAGTCACTACAGTGGGTCCAATCCAACAATTTATGTTATAAGTGGTACAACAGTTGCATTTGATCTAAGTCAAATCGGAGGACATCCTTTTGCAATACAAGATAGTACAGGGACAGATTACAACACTGGATTAGTACATGTTGCTACTGACGGAACTGTTTCTACAGGTTCGAACGCACAAGGTAAAAGTTCAGGAACACTATATTGGAGAATACAAGAAAGTTTAGGTAGTCCGCCTAATTATAGATATCAATGTACTTCACATATAGGCATGGTTGGTGCAATTACAATTAAGCGTCTAAGCACCCTGTAAGAAATTTTTTAAACTATATCTTAATCTTTGTAGTTCAACTACGTTTTCTCTGAGTGTATGCGGATCTATGTTGCCGTCATGTTCGCTTGCATGCCCGTTGTTTATAAGATTAACATGATTAATTAATTCGTTTAACATTTGTTGTGCTTGCTTTTTATTTTTTCCAACTTTTACACGATTAATAGCTTGTTGAAATTCGTTTATTTCGGTTTTGTATTTTACACTTTTATTCAAAGTTAACATAACTATTCTTTCTTAGTTGGACGTAATTGAAAAAAATCTAATGACGGATCACTATTACTAGTCTGTGTAATACTTCCGCCGTCCATTGTACTTTCAATACCTACTGGCATACAAGGCGGAACGTGGAAAACACTACCTTCTTTAATTTCTTTTTCATATAACATACCATCGCTAGTATCAATCCATGCAATTTTAAAATTTCCACTATTTACAAACCAAGACTTTTCTGTAGATTTATGAAAATGCATAGGTAGTCCACTACCTACACTTTCAAAAACTAATATTTTTGAGATATAATTATCTGTTTTTGCCCAGGTTGCTTCGTAACCAAAATTACTTTTATCTACGTTTTCGTTCATAATAAATCCATTACCTTAAATATTGTTTCTAATTTAGTTTGGTTTACCTTATTTGATAAGGTATTTTTAAGTCCGTTATGAATGGGTTTAGGCCAGCTTCTAAAAGTAGTCCAAGCATAGCCGTTGTGTTCGTTATTTAGTGCAGGTATAAATTCGTTTTCAACTACGCACAGATAAGTATGAAAATAAAACTTATCATCATTACTAATAAATGTTTCTAGCGGTATAGTTTTTTTGATGTCGATTTCACCTACTTCTTCAAAAATTTCTCTACGTAAACCTTCCCAAGGAGTTTCTTTACCTTCAGTAGTGCCGCCAACAAGCCCCCAAAC